AAGGTTATGACGTGTTCCGCCCTCTGGCTGACTTCTGGGAGATTGTGTGTGGTGAGGGTGGTGCTGCCATCCTGGCAGACGCTGCTGAGCAGCACTATCCCTTGATTGATAGCGATCACTATAAATCCTTCCTCCCAGGGTTAGATAGTGAGGACAAGTGGGAGCGAGCACTGTCATTTTACATTGCAATCAAGGGTTCGTACTCAGGTAAGATCGGATGTTCTACCGTTCGTAGTAGAGCAGAGTTCAGATTGGTGGGAATTGATAAACTTAGGAATTTTCATGCTCCCAACGTGACGTTCTGCCATGGGTCGTGCTTCGACACGATCCCAGCACACAAAAATGACTTTTTATACCTGGACCCACCATATTATGAGACCGTGAGCCATTACTATGGCAAAGATGGTGCTCTTCACAAGTCATTTGACCATGAGAAGTTCTGTGAGACACTCAAGCAACACAAAGGTGGGTTCGTGATGTCTTATGACAACAGTGATGCTGTTCGATCACTGTATCACGGGTGGACTGAGTTTAGATATCTAACATTCCCATACCAAATGTCTGGTACTAAACGCTATGATAAAACTGAACTGGTTATTGTTAAATACCCAGAGAAGGTAAAACCTAAAGTTGGAGCGTTGGAGGCATTTATGGTATGAGTTTATACTACACATCACTAATTTGTGTTTTTGCCATTGTATTGGCACTAATGGTGATTGATCCAAATGTTGGTGTGTTTATTGACCTACAAGTCAAAAACTTGTGGGTACAGATAAAGAGGACATATTATTTGATCACTATTGGTACTGTTGTTAAAATCAATAATTGGAAACTGAGTCGTGAACTTGAAAAGATGAGACGAGAGTATGATTTCCCAGACGACACAGATTAGTGATTATATTGTAAAGTATAAACTAATGGATGCTGATGATTCTATTGATATTATCACATACCTAGAGAAATACTGTAAATGGAAACCACATGAGTGGTACAATCACGGTGATGATCACAGAGAATCTTTCAACGATTTTGTAGTCACTGACAATCAATCCCTGTCCAAACAGTTTCAACCATTATTACAACAGGGATTGGTTGAGTATGCTAACACCAAAATGGGTAAATTCTCTCAGGCTTTTTTTAATACACATGTTAGATTCAACAAATATAGTGTGGGTGAGAGTATAGAGGAACATGTGGATCATATTCACTCTATTTTCAACTCAAGACCTTCTGGTATTCCTGTTTTAAGTATGGTAGGATGCCTCAATGATGACTATGAGGGTGGTGTATTTCATTTATGTGAAGAACCCATTGACATCAAAGCAGGGGAGTATATTATATTCCCATCGCTGTTCATCTATCCACATTATGTGACACCAGTTACCAAAGGAACCAGATACTCATGGGTATCATGGGCATGTTAATTTGCTTTTACTACTATGACTATTGAAGGACGACCAGAAATTCAAGTGCCAGATGATTACTGGCAAAATGAATATGCCAAGCAACGTAAAGATAGGATGCAAGATGCCATCGATGATTATCTTCAAGATGAGAGGGTATCAGCACGTCAAACCTATGAAGAGATGCTGTGTGGTATTCACGATGTAATCAAATACCATAAAAAGAATCTTAAGAAAGCTGAAGAACTGAGGGATCTGATGCTAGGATACCGTTCAGTTGACCTAAATCTTCCAGAGAGATACTAAGCACATGTTCGAATTCGAGTCACTGTCACATGAAGTGAAGGAAGCACTAGCAGAAGATTGTGAAGACTTTCTTCTTCACAGACATATTCCTCTTCATTCACACTCTTATGATAACATTATTATTCAAGCCCTACGTGAAGGGTATCAAATGACTGGTTTCGATCGTGGACCTTATTCTAGTATAAAAAATGAAAAGTGTTGACATTAGTTTAAATGAGCGGGAGTTAAAGTTTCTCATTGATTTGATGTGGGGTGCTCCTATTGCCACTGTTAAAAATACAGCAGAACGCCATGGTATCAAAGATAATGATCTAGAAGGATACCTGGCAAAGTGCCTTGGTTACATGTATCTTGAGTCCGATTCCTGAACTGTCCACCCAACTGCCATGCCGAAGTACGATGCCCTATACTTTAAAAGTCAACGACAGGGAATCATGATCACTGACGACGCCATCGATCTTCAACTCCGCCGTACCATTCTCAAGTCCATTGAAGAGATGGACATTGAGATGCTCAAGCGTATTGCTTACGAGTGTCGCTGTGAAGAGATGGGCATCTATCCCGACAGCACTTACCTTGGATTTAATGATTGAGTTACCCAATGATTTTCCCCATGAACCACCAAGAGGATACAACTACGAGGCAATTCGCCATAAAAGTAATGTTATTGCAATTTGGCTTGTATCTACTCGTAGGTGGGTGTACAATGGTGGCGATGAATCTCGTACTATCTGGGGATTCTACAACACAAAGAAACGACAATACCACTCTCCAATCAACTCTATAAAAGTAGGGGATGTTGTTGATGTAAGCAAGACTAGAGCATACACTGCTATGCCTATTCTTAAACCAATGAGACCATCAATTTTATCATTTTGTTAATGAAACTTCCTGACAACAAGTACACTCAAATGACAGTGTATTATGCTGCTACTGTGGCAGCATTTATTGTGGGCATTTCCACATTTATCTACCAATCGTGGGTAGACAACAACATGAATGACAAAGTAAGATCCTTTATTAATAAGACTTTTAGTATTATCTCTAATATTTCTGATGTCATTGTAAATGAAACAACTGTTAACGTAGATACAAAAGTTACTAAGTAGTATAGTTGTATTCAATTGATACAAATGACTGACATAGAAAAATCCATGGTTGATGAGATGAAAGAACTCATCAAGGATCAAAACGATAAGATCCGTGACCAAGATGACTACATTAAAGAGTTACAACGCCAAATGGCAGACATGGAGAGTAGAGAGTACGATTGTTAATGTTCCACCTATTTGAGATTCATCATGGTTGCTCCGATGCCTGGTCAAATTCAATCCAAAGAAGAGGTACAGATGTATCCAGTAGGCACGGAAGTAATATACAAAGAGCACCATGGTTGGGTCAAGTTTTGTGACCCAGAGACAGGTACATGTAGTATCTGTATTAGAGTATTTGAAGATGATCCAGCACGTAATGTGTGCTTGATCGTATATAAACATGACTTAGAGCATGTTATTCCTGTTGTTGGCAACCACTCCCGAGGCTGATTATGAAGTACGCTGTTGTGTACATGAAACCCAAGAAAAAGAAACTTGTTATGGAACAGGCAGTGTTCTATAATCTTGATGATGCTTCCATGTGGGAACAGCACATCAACAAAACTCAACACCTTAAAACAGAAATTATTCCAGTATTTGAATCATGAACAACGAATTTGAAGGCGACATCTTTGGTGATTATGAACTCCGTGAGAGTATTATTCGAGAAATGAGTGAACAAGAATTGTGGGAGACACCTGAGACACTACCAGAAGACCTGCTAGCAGACTTCTGAGGCAACCACCTTACACAATGTCATACAACCCCTCAGGATGCCCTTCTGAGGGTTTTTAGTATATGCTTGACTTCAATGAGTAATGTGCTACAATTAGAAATGTCCACACAATTAGTGGACGATAAAAACAACAACGAGGTAAAAATGTATCAAACAATTGCTCAAATTGCTGCTGATCCTAAAGTAGAAAAGCAAGCAAAGAAATGGATTTGTCCTGGTGCTCATGGTAAGAAACTACGTTATGTAGAGTTTGATGATGTGAGTAACATTAAAGTTTCTACTCAATATCAACGAGATTTTAGTCCTGCTGCTATCAAAGAATTCAGTCAATTGAATCGTATGCTTTTGGTGCCAGGTGTAATTGCTCGGCGTCCAACATATCTTGGTGAACAAGGTGGAGATTGGTGTCTTGATGGGCAACACAAGGGAGTGTTTTTTCAACTGGCAGAAGCAAAGGAAAGTGGTGAAGTATATCCAGCAATGTTGCTAGAGCATGATGATGACGCAACTCTGGAACAATGTATCAAATTAGAAGCAGAATTGTTTCATGCTCTCAATAGTAAGCGTCGTAAACTTACGAAGATTGATATTATTCGAGCAGGTGTGCTGTTTGATGACCCTGAAGCATGTTGGATTCTCACTGTGATGGAAGCATTAAAACTCCACTGTGATCGATTTGGTAGTCTAGAAGATGATGCCCTTGAACTGAAATCATTTAACCAGTTCTATCTCATGCTAACCTATGATAACAGTATCGGTAAAGGTCTTCAGTGCCATATTAATGGTATTAAGTTGTGGGAAGAAATATTTCCTGAAAACTTTGTCACTGGTTCTACTCTTCGTGGATGTAGATATACATACGAGTTTATGAATGAGGTGCTTAATGAGGGTCAGCGTAAAGAATTTTATAAATTCTTGACCAAGCGATATCGTGACACAAAACAGTCTACATTTATGAAAGGATTGCCTCAGGATGGTAATACTCCTAAGTGGATTCTTAAGAAGTTTTTGTTTGATTACAAGGATTATTGCTCCATTCATAACATCCCATCACGACATTGTATCGGTGATGCTACTATGGAACAGGCATGTCAGATTAGCAAGAAATTCTGTCTTGACATGATGGACAATTGATCTAGTGTCACACGACCCCTCAGGATGCCCTCCTGGGGGGTTATACTATATTCATACCAAACGAGGCAACCCCTTGAAGATCCAACAGTCCGCCGTCACCGTCGATTTCTTCCCTGTCGGCACTGGCAAACGCTTCGTTCAACGTGTTGTCTGGCACCCTGGTGCTGAGACTGAGATGACTTCCTTCCGTACCGTAACCCGCTCCGAGGCAATGTATGATGCTAACCAACGTATTAACAACGGTGGCACTCTTATCGACTTTAACCTTGATGAGTACAGTGGTAAAGATTACTCCCCACTATTCTGTTGATAGTGTTTGTTCTTTCCTTCCTCAACCACACCCAGACTGTAATGTTCACTAAAGAAGATCACGAATTTATCGACATGTTGTTTGGCAAACTAACATGTCAGGAGACCATGGATGTTGACATGATCGACCTCCATGATGACGATGCTGCTGGCGCTGACGCCATCGAGTGGACAAAACTAGAACTGTCATGATCTCCCTCCCAAACCCCACCAAGACCCTCTATACTGAACACAGTTCAGACAACGACATGACCACCGAGACCTTCGCTGACTTCTGTGCCACTCAGGATGCTCGTAACACTATCCAACTCAACGTCACAAAGTATACCCTGATGCTGTGTGATGCTCTGCTGGATAACTTCAATTCCCGCAATGGTGGTGGCACCAGTGACTATAAGTTCTACATTGAGAGTGGACGTAAGTATCACAAAATCATCATGGAGACTGGTGCTGGTTCCCGTAGTGTTCACGCTTTCGTTGATCGTAAGACTGGTGAAGTATTCAAACCTGCTTCTTTCAAAGCGCCTGCTAAGCACGTTCGTTTTAACCTGCTGATCATTGAGCAACGTGAATGGTTACTCCAACATGCTGACTGGGCTGGTGGTTACCTCTACAAGCGTTGAGGTTGACAGCAGACATTTTGTCTGCTAAATTACTATAGTACACTTTCTTCTCACAAACCAATGGACCACGATCTGATGTATGTTGTCGTCAATGGTGAAGCCATCATGATGGAACAGGGTCAAGTTGTTACATATCTCGTTGATGAAAACGATGGTACTATTGACTGGACTAGTCAAGATACGGTAGACTGGGAAGACATGCTCCCTAATGAGTACAAAATGTACAAATCTGCTGTTGATTTTGTTCAGACGTACACCTTTGACAATGTTTACACCAAATGAAGAAGTTTACTCACATCTCAGATCTATTTGCTCCAATTAATTATGATGCCACACCAGTACGTGTTTGTCCACGTGCTGACCTTGAACCAGAGCAAGTAAATAAGTTCTGGAGATACCACGGTCGCTTCCCAAATGACTTCGCCCGTGCTATCATGGAGATCCTGCCCGAGGGTAAAACCTTCGTGCAATATGACCACCTCGCTAACTCACTTGTAATCAAATGAATCCCCTCCAACAAGAGCAACAATCTGTGTCCAAGCAAGTTGATGCCATCATGGCAAATCGTAACCGTCGTTTCAAATTCCTCATGAAGAAAGGACGTGTTGAAGATGCTATTGCTGTGGGTGAAGAGTTCATGGAGTGGATGATGCTTGACCAAGAAGATTGTGACGAAGAAATTCTGTATTATAAGGAGGGAGAACTTGAGGAATCTGTGGAACGCTAATGCTGTTGTATCCAAAGGAGCAATGAACATAAAACCCTTTGCTCCTATGGCAAAGGGTTCTTCTATTGTACAATGGGAGACTAATCTTCCCGACTTCCTTTGTGATGAGATCACTAGTTATTACATGAATAACTGTGAACCAAGAGATGGCACAGCAAAGGGTGATACTAAAGAAAAAGCAGCACGTAAAGTAGAAGCACGTTGGTCACTACCATATGACTGGGTGCCTTCTTTCTTATGTAACTATATTAACTTAGCAAATGAATCATTCTTTCAATATGAGCTAAGAGCATTATCATATACTGAGTGTCATCATCTTAAATACACACCAGGACATTATTATGATTGGCATGCAGATTCTTCTCCTGAACAAACTACATTAGTTGCTCCACCATCGTGGACTGAAATACATCAAGATATTACAGAGTATGTGAGGAAGATCTCTTTCACACTACAATTATCTGATGAAGATGAGTACACTGGTGGTGATGTTCAATTGATTGATGATTGTCATGGTAGAGTGCTGGTCACTGTGCCAAAGAAGAAAGGTTCTCTAGTTATGTTTGATTCTCGTATCAGACATCGTGTCAAACCAGTAAAGACTGGTACTAGATATTGTTTAGTAGGATGGGCATTAGGACCTAAATGGAAGTAAATATTGAATTAGGTGAAGATCTACAACTAGAGTACGAGTCATGGTTAGCGGTAAAAGAATCGTTGGGCATTCATCGTACTATTAACAATTTCCTTTATTACACACACAATTATGGTACGTTCGCTAATCCCCGTATTCCTGACGATAGCTAGTCTAGGAGTATCAAACTTCGCTCTCGCTAATGAGGACAAGATCACCAAGGGTTTCTATACTATGGATTCTCTTGGATGTATGTTGCTCCGTGAGTGTACTAAGGATGTGAAGGAAGTGTTCAGTCTATTAGACATTAGTTCTAACTACGATAACACTGAAGAGTTCACACCAGTGACACAAGAGTTTAATAATATGCTCATGTCACTCAATCAAATTGGTGTGAAAGTATATCTTGCTAATGAACGTTACTTCCCCAAGATGCACCGTGGTGTGTATCATACTGTGGGTAATAACTTCTTCCTCAACAAGAGGTATATGAATGATCCTGCCACATTAATGATGGTAATGAGGCACGAAGGATGGCATGCAGCACAAGATTGTATGGCAGGTAGTATTAAAAATAGTATGATTGCCATCATCCACAATGAAGAGGACGTGCCTGTGCTGTGGCGTACCCTGGCAGAGCGTACCTACGATGCCTCAGCGGTCCCCTGGGAGGCGGAAGCGTCGTGGGCAGGTAGAACTGAGGGAATGACCATGAAAGCACTCCAGTCGTGTGCTGCTGGCACCATGTGGACAGACTACGAACTGACCCCACTCACTCGTAAGTGGTTGACAGAGGAGGGATTCATCAAATAATGTATTACGATACAGTTCACTGCTCCTATGACCTGGGACCTGGATTCTGGAATAGGAATTTACAAACTAAAGAACTATCTCAGACATGTGGATGCTACTGGATTAGTCCAGCAGGTGAATTGTATGAGGTAGATTACACTGGTACACAGGTATTCACTGACAATGATCGTGTGCCCTATACACCAAGTGGATTACATGGTAGAGTAACACCTGTGGACATCACCACCACAATTAGGTTACAACCTGCTAAGTGGGATGCTCATT